TTTATTTTATCACATTTTTTATTTTTGTTATAGTTCCCTTATTTTTGCGTGTAATAGTTTTTTTTGTGCTAGTCGTTCTCTGATTTTGAGCTGTTCTTTTGTGTTATATCTGAAATTTCTTTCAGTTTGATAATCTTGTTGAAAGAATTCTCTTTCAATTGGGTCTGTTAATGTTTTTGCATATTTTTCCAGAATAATGTTTGGTATTTTATAAGCAAAACCGTCCATATATATTTCGTCGGTTTTTAAATATGTTTCTATGTTTCGCATTATTGCTTCAACTCCTAATGATTGACTCATTGTGTTATATTCTGGGTAATTTTTTAAATGCTCCGGTAAATCTATTTTTAATTTAGCGCTATATCTAGCTGAATATCTGACTGTGTTCGCATTCGCTTCCTGTATTATTGCGATACCTTCAGGCCATAGTTTATTTAATTCTTTTGAATCATATATCGGTATGTCTGACTGCGACATTCTTAGGAATTGTCTATCATTGAAATCATATCCGAATATTATTATATGGTAGTGAGGCCTGAAGTTTTTATCGCCATATTCGCCGACGCTAAAATATTTAATTTTTATCGGCTCTATTGATTTTCGTAATCTCTTAATGAAGTTCTGCATATCTTCTTTATGCAATCTAACAGGATTTTTTTCATAAGTAAGAGTTATGAAACAATTTTCTTTATGTTCTAATAGTTCGAAGTGTCCGCGGAGCGCCCATTCGTTTGCTCTAGTTTGCATACATTCTAAGCAATGTCTGCATGAAGCTATTTTATAAGTATCTGTAGATTTATCATATATTTTAATTGGATTGTAACACATGTTTTACCTACTTTTTATTTTTTTTGATGAACCAATTTTAATGATTGGTGTCATCTGTGCATAATTAGACAAGGGAATTTATGCACAGACGAAACCTTTTGTTTCTATTTCCCGGAATATACCGGAGTAGGATTTTTGATCCTTGCTGCTATACGCCTGTCAGCTGTATGAATATCTGATACAGTTTTGATAGCTCCTGCTGAATTTTTTGTTGCTAGTATAGCGGAACCAACCGCACCAGCTATTAGAGAAACTAATTGACCGGTGCTGCTTGCTGGAGGTGTTGAACGTGAACCGCTAGCAGTTGAACCGCTTGGAGTTGAAGCTCCACCTATTTTAGAATACATCATAGCGGGGTTAAGACCAGCTTTAGTCATATCTTCCATGCTGCGCTGATAAGCTGTATTTGAAAGCCGCTCTTGATAATCACGATTTTTTTGCGCTTCTTTTGATTGAAAATCTCTATCAACATTCGCCATAGCGACGGCGCTAGCTTTTTCTGTTTTCCCACCTGTTAATCTCTGCCACCAGCCTGTCTGATATTGGTCAGCTACCTGACCAGCTGTTGAAGCATTATCAATTAAGTCGATACCTGCCATTTTGACGCCTCCTTAGAAATGGTCTATCAATCCAGGAATACTATTAACTGGAATTGGTCTTGTCGCTTCAAGGTCGAAACGAACATTTAATTTAATTTGATTTCCAGTTTGTACTGCTAAAATTCTTTGAATATTTGTAAATGAGTTATCTTGGATCCATGAATCTGAGAGTGTTGGAGCTGCTGCATATCTGTCAGCAAAGTGCCACATTTCGAAATGAATTGTCGCGTCCTGTCTCATCTGAGCAGTAACTCTATTTGGTTTATATCTGTAATCACTCCAAGCTTCCTGATAACCAAAGACGTCAATAGGATTATTTGCAAGAGCATATATTTCTTTTGTATATACTGGTTGTTCTGAAATATGAGCTAATACTGGTAAGTAATAATCGAGTCTATCTTCACGAGACCAGAAACGATCAAGACCTTGTTGATATGTTTTTGTATGTCTAGCTACTGCGAAGATATGTACGAAACCATGTTCCACGAATGATTTATTGAATAGGAAGTCAGAGCCCTGGCTGTGTCCGTATGCTGAAACGTTCCCCTGTGGTGTTGTTCCTGTTTCTGATGTTTGTGCTACTTGTTGGATATCTACATAACCGCTACAATGTCCAAGGAACTCAGGGCGCTGTAATCTGTAATCTCCAGCATCAACTCCGAAATGTGATTTCAACATTTCTACATAACGCGTACCGCCTCTTGCGTCACGTTCGTATAATTTCTGAATTTGGAAAGCTGTTCTTAAATCTGAAATGGTCGAACCATTTACAGATATACCTGAACCGTCTGCCCATAAGTTAGAAGGATATACAGAACCTGCAACGACTCCAAATGTTGAGTTATCTGATTGAAGTTGTCCTGCTGTAACGTTTAGAGCTCCAGTTACTGGAGTAGTACCGTCTGATGATTTTCTTAGATATAGTCCTGTTCTAGCTCCTGTCATTGCTGCAGCTGTTGAAGTAATTACTGGTATTAACTCATTAAGTTCAATAGGAATTATTTGTGATTCGCCTTTTTGTGGTGCTGGAAGGCATGATGTAAAATAATCAAATGGTTTGTTTACTTTTTTTAATACCATATTAAAATTATTTTCGATACCTGTATCGTAACCGTCATCGCCTGAATACTCTACTATTGGAGCTTGTATGTTTTGGTCTCTGAACCAATCGTTCCAGATTTTGCGATATCCTCTGAAAGGTAAGACATTAACATTATGTTGCGAACAGTTCATTCCTACAGGTAAACCGTAATAATCGCCTAGTTTTAGCTGATCTACTGTTGCGGAAGCTGTTATCATAGGAACACCTGCTGGTGGTACCGCTGGAGTCCAAGCTGACGTCGTATTTTCGCCTTGTAATTTCTGCCAATTCGTCCATACAATTCTATTTGGTACGAAGAACGCGAAAAACTCCAGTTTAATATTGTCCATTACTGGCACAATTGGAGTTATTAAGCGTGCTACATGTTGCAATGACATTTTAAATGTATCGCCTGGTAATATTTCATCGATATAGATAGGTACTAAATCGCCAGCGTTCATTGTTGTTATTAACGTACTAGGGCGATTGAATGTTGAACGGGGTATGTCAGCATGTACTACCTTTGAAAAATCTTGCTGTACTGATTTTACACTATTTTTGCTCATTATTATTTGACTCCTTCAGTAATATTTGTAGGACTTGCGCCAACTGTGGGTTGATTTCCACTATTTTGTGCAGGAGCTTGTCCTGCTGTAGTGCCTGCTTGATTGCTGGCTTGTGTAGTTTGTACTCCGTTTTCACTTGTTTTACCAAATTGTTCCAAGAGCTTGGTAACTTGGTCTTTAGGTATAGAGCTAAGATAAGTAAGATACTTGTAAATATCGACTGTATTATCGGGTATTGTTCGATAATCTTTTGAATCAGTTCCCAGGTCTGCATTTAATTCTAGTTCCCCTCTTTTGATTTGTGATTTATAATCTACTCTAGATATATAACTTTGAATTTCTTCGTGTACATTTTTTTTATCATGTTGTACGATACCTTTTTCATCGAGATAGTCCCATTCGTAAATATGCTCGCCATGTGGGCTATCAATTGGCTTTGGTGCTTCGAAAATATTATATACTTTAGTTTGCATTTTTTTGCTCCATTTCCCATTTATCAAGACTAGCTTGAATCATTTCTTTTGTATGATATTCAATGCTGATGATTTCTTCATTTTTAGGCGGTACTATACGCCCTAAGTAGGTTAATTGAATATCGCAGCGGTGTTTTTCAGCGATGAGCATGATATCTTCTTTTGAAAGCTTATCTTCTGAATAAACAAGGTCGTTTTCTATGATAAATTGTTGTTTTTTATCATCTGCTCTACGTAATGCGAATTGATAAACATGAGTTTTTTCTTTCATAGCCTAGTGCCTCCGCGGCTGTTTCGTGGTGCATTTTTGCTATTTACTTTTGCGCCTCTTTTGAAATTTCGAGCGCTGGTACTTCGTGTTAGTCTTTTTCTGAACATTTTTTGTTCACTCCTTTTTTTTTCTTTTTTAAAGATATGTTACATGGACGAGCCATGTGACGCCTTTGCGGTGCAGTTGCTCCTCAAACGTCTTAAATCTTTGTTTAAAAGGCAACTGGGTTTTTGTTTTAATGTGATTTTTATTTTATTTTGTTTTTATAGCTTTTT